TATTAAATCTTCTGCCGATTGGCAGCACTCTTCCACTGTAGCGTCACTGTATAAAGTGCCAATACCTAAATTACTGCGTAACTCTGCCATTGTTACCATCGCAGCGGCCATAGTGTCCTCTCTTAAAAAGCTCCCTAGGGCTAGGGCTACTAAACCCTAGGGATTATTAAATTAACTAACTTATTAGGTTAGGTTGAAGCGACGAACGCCACCAGCGACTAATACACCAACGGCCATGTAGCCATATAGTGCTGTTTCGATCTCGCCAGTTGCTGGCTGATTTACAGATAGTCTTAGAATTGGTGACTCGTAAATTGATACTGAAGATGGAACTACAATAAATGCAGACTCATCGATAGTTGTTGACACTGCGTTTGGATCTACGTATAGATCTAGACCTAATACGTTACCACGTAGTGATGTTGGTTGTGCAGCTCCTGCATTGTTCATTGGATTAGCAGCGTTGTAAATTGGGCGACCAGTTGTATCTGTTGCGCCTAATAGTAGTGACCACTGTGATGTACCAGCGATGTAACGTGTTGCTAACTCACCTGTTGCAAGGTATGCAGCTGGTGCTTGTGTAGATACGTAGGAAATAATTCCTGCTGAATCTGCTGCTACTGCTGTGGCTTGTGTACCGCCTGCTGTTAGTGCTGCAATAACTGCTGCATCTGTTGCTTTGTTATAAGCACGTGTCATGTTATCAAGCATGGCTGCAAAGAACTCTGGTGAGCTGCGCTCTAAGATTTCTAAGCTGTAGCGTTGTAGTCCAGCATACTTTTTTACAGTTAGGTTTACGTATGAAGATACGATACCTGTCTCTGAAGGTCCTGCTGCTTCTGCAGTCTCTGCAACTGTTCCTGAAGTAGTGATCTTTGGTACTGAGATTGTCATACCTGCAGCTGGTAATGCACGTGATCCGATTGCATCTACTGCTGGGCGTGATCCAATAAGTGTATCTACTACTGTAGGTACGAATTGTGTTGGGCTAAATGCTGGGTTAGTAGTAAATGAATCATCTGCTGCAGTTAAAAACTTAGCAACGTCTGCTTCTGCTTTCATTACCCACTGTGCTGATTCATTGTTACCTAATTTTGCTTTGATGCTGTGTTCTAGCATGTGAGCTTGTGTTCTAATTGGTGAGCGAGGCTCTGTATAGAATGATGCACTTATTGTTGGGCGTGCAGCCTCTACTGGAGCAACCTCTACCACTGGTACTGCTGTTGGCTCGGTGGTGTTGTCCACTTGTGCCTCACTTTCCGTAGTTGGTTGGATTGTTGCATCCGCTTCGCCTTCGCTAGCGGCAACTTTAGTTACTTGTGCTTCTGTAAATGCTGGTGATTCAACTAGGCTAACTTCTTTTAATTGCGCCTTAGTTACATAAATATAATCTTTTTTCTGTGATGATTTAATTACATCTACGCCTACAGACATACCAGATATAAGATTTTCTTGTGCAAGCGTCAAAGCGTCTGAGCCTTGCATGCTGGCACTAATTTTAAAGCTAGCGTAGATACCATCTTCTTCTTCGTTAAATCTTTGCATACGGCCAATAGGCTTATCGTTGCGGTGTTGCATAAGCATCTTAATCTTGCCAGGGTCGCCTACATCTATTGAGCCTTTAGCAAAGACTACTTTGCCAACACTGGTGTTACCAGGTGTTTCAAACGGCACAATTTTGCCTGCAATAACTCTGCGCTCACTGTCTGCGCTTTCTATTTGACTACTAAATGTAAGAATCAATTTGAATCCGCCCATGTTAAGACTGCAAAAGTAAATGATGGGGTAGTACCAGCGATTGTGCCAACTACTCTTAACTGATCGGTAAATGCAGTAGTTAATCTAATTACTTCTCGTGTAACGCCTGTTGCTTGTGTAAATGTAGCAATAGTATTCCAGTTTGTGCCATCTACTGTGTCCTGCACTACCACGTCTAAGGTAGGTAATGTGCCGCTAGCTGCTGTAACGTTTAATTGCATTACTAATAGTCTTGCTGCAGATAGGCCTTTAACCGCTGTGCCGGTAACTGTCTCAGTACGAGCAGCTGACGCTAGTAGTGTTACTGTGCTAGCAGGTATATTGGCTTGTTGTATATCACTCATGCATTTTCTCCTTTTGCGCTGTTGATGTACTCAGCATCGCCGCTTTGATTTCCGTTAGGTGTTAGGTCTTCCATTTCTTTTGCTTGCTCTAGGTCTATAAGTCCTAGGGTTAACATCTTTTCTATTGTTTCTAGTCTTGCTTTATCATCTGATCGTAAAAACGTTTCGCTAATATTGAAGCGCACAGTGTGGCCGTTAGCAGTTATGTCATTCATGCTTAGTCTGTCCTCGATAGCACAAATATAAGGCTGTAGTGAATAGGCTACAAACTCTTTACGGCCATCAATTATATTCTGATAAGTCATGCTGTTATTCATATCTGCACTTATGTAATATGCAGGTACGTTCATAGCACGTGCAATTTGTGTTGCTAAATATTGTGATGCTTCGTTATACATCATATCTTTAGGACTAAAACCAACAGTCTCATAAGATAATGTGCTAGTTAAATATGCAGTAGATCTTGATTGACGTGCTTGCTTCCAAGCTGCTAATAATCCTTGTACTTGTGACTCTGGCATATCTGCACCAGTGTTTTTTAAGAATCCTGTTGCCATCGGTGTCTGTGCTGCTACAGCTGCAGCCTTTTCTAAATCTAATGCGCTTTGTATTGTGCGACCTGCTGTTTGTAGTACACCTTGTGTTAATCCTTGGAAAGTGATAAGACTTCCGACACCTGACATCGGTAATTTTTCATTATCTAATGTGTAATATAAAACTTCTGTACCTAATGGATTTAATTGTGCAACTACTCGTGTGTTGTTAATCCACTCAAATCGTGATGGTCTTAAATCATCTGCATATACTTCTGTGACACGCCAATATGCAACACCGTAAAATATAAGACTATCGACAGTCCACGAGATAGTGACGGATCGTGGCTGTCGAATATCTGGTTGCTCGCACCAGAGTGGCTTCGCTAATTCTTCGCCTGTAGATTTTCTATACAGCTCTAATGGTAAATATCCTATAACACCTTTAATTAAATTTGCGCATCTATTGACAGCTGGTACTTGTGTTGCAAGTGTGCGATCCATAGGACCTGCACCAAATGTGTTATATCCAAAACCAATTAGACTGTCGCCCATAACGGCAGGGGCGTATTGCGCTTGTAGATTTTCTTTTTTATTGTTTATACCTAAAGCAGACAATAGACCCATATGTATACTTTATAGCATAAAACGTACTAATAGTGCAAATTAGACAAAGATTTGCGCGGTTTGTTGTGGGCGTGTCAACTGGCTTACGACCATCGCCAAAGATATTGCAGCTGTAACGTCACCGGCTGATTTTCTACGTATTATGCGCCACGATGCATCGTTAGTCTTAGCAGCACAGTTATTTAGGTGCTGTACTAGATCTGCCTGGCCACTATGCACCATTCGCCCATTAGCCAGAGCATCGGATAAATCTGAGCATGCTTGGTAGAAAGCTTGACCCGATACATCTTGCATACGCCATCCGCTTTGCTCTAATCGTGTGGCTATTGACTGCGTAGCGTAGTGGTCAAAGCAAATAATGTGTGGGTGATACTTTTTGGCCCACTCATTTATATCGCTAGACATTTTTATCTCATCTATTGCAATATCACTATGCCACAGCTGTGCAAGTCCGACTGCTATCTTGCCATCTTTTAACTGACCCATAACTAACGCACCTGATCTACGTGTAGGTGCAATATCAAATGCCATTATAGTCATAGGCCCGATAGGAATTTCTAGCGTGCTGTCACTGCATGCCTCTATACTCCCGTAGACCCAGGGGCTAACCGTCGAATCTACCCACATGCAAAGCATTTCAGTTTTAGTAGCTTCTATGCTGTTTGTATTTACGCTTTCTTCTAGCGTCTGCTCATTTATTAAATGACCAAGTGCGGGATTAGCCATAGCCCAGGCTTTGCGATCATGTATTTTTGAATGCTGTGGTGCGCTATATTCATAAAATCCTAAATTATCTGGTGGATAAGATAAGCAACGTTCTCTTAAATCATTCAGCACCGTACTAAATCCATCACCTGCGTTACTTGTCATAAGTGTCATAGCATTAGGGCGTGCCCTTGTCACTGGTAATGCAGCTGTAAACGATTCTGGTGTCCATTCACGTAACTCATCTATGTATAGGAAGTCTGCAGTCTTACCACGTGGTGCATCCCTAGTCGCTGCCGCTATCTCATACCTAGCACCGTTATTTAATGTAATAGATTCTTGACCATTAGCAAGTCTTATTTGTCTAATCTGTTTTAATAAGAATTCGTTGTCTTGTATTGTGTAAGCAACCTGCCTAAACGTATCTAATGCCATATTACGGTTAGAAGACATACCTAGCACGTTCTTAGATCCCCATAGGAAGAGATGCGACAGTATTAGCATACGTGCCAGGTGCGTCTTGCCGTTTTGACGGGCGACTAATACTAGAGCTGTTTTCTTACGCCACATACCAGCATCATCTACAGCTAGTAGATCATCTAATACCCAGCGTTGCCATGGGATAAGTGGTAGCCCTATCTTCTCGGCTAGATCTGCTACTTCTTGTGATTTAGATGGGCCTTTTAATAAAGGCGTATGAATTCTAGGCTCAGTGCTGCCAATTAGCCCGACCCCTCGTGGCGTCTGTTTTACTTCCGTATCATTCTGCATCAAAGTTAAGCGTATCAGGTTTAATAAATGGTGAGTCTGGCACTGTTCGCACCGTCTCAGGGAGAGAACGTTGTGAAAAGACAGGGGGGTCTC